TTTTTTTTTGCCCTTTTTCATAGCGGGGTGTAGTATTACCCCCGCGACTTTTTTACGCGAGTTTTTAGCATTTTATCAGTAGGCGGAGTGTGTCGCCAGGGTGGTAGGTTCCACCCGGCGAACACACGTAGCGATAAATGCGTTAAAGACAACCGTTTCCTAATAAAATGCCTGCTTCAAAGCACACCCGATACCGCGACTGGATATTCACCGACTATAACCTGGATGCCGAATGGCTTAAAGGTTTGCCTACCCAGTATATATGCTGGGGTGAGGAGGTCGCCCCGACGACCGGCCGTGCTCATCTGCAAGGGTTCCTATCCCTTTCTCATGAGCAGACCTTCGACGAGGTTAAGGCGATGGTGAACATCGACGCCGAGGCACAGGCGGCGCTTAAGAAGGCCAAGAAAAAGCAGTGGATGCCCATTCACGTCGAACGCCGTAAAGGCACGATTTCGCAGGCCATCGACTACACCAAGGGTGGGGGAGATAAGCCAGTTAACCTCATTTGGTTTGAACAGGGAGTTGTCCCTGTGGATGACCCAAAGGAACAAGGCAAACGTACCGACATGGAATTCGCCAGAGACATGGTAAAGACAGGCATGAGCCTACGTGAGTTTGGTGAACTCTGTCGTGGACAGCAGGCCCTCAAGTTGTACCGAGACTTGCTAAGTATCTACGAGGTACCGCGCATCAAACCGCCGTATGTCGTGTGGCTCTGGGGAGACACGATGAGTGGTAAGACCAGTCATGCAAAGGCCATTTTTGCGAAGCATAACATGTTCCTTGAAGACCGCACACTTCATCAACAACGGCTAGACGAACACCACTGGGAAGGGTACGATGCGCAACGGGGGATTTTCCTCGATGAATTCGAGGATACTGCATATTCCTACAAATTCATGCTACAACTGCTCCACGAACCATGTGTCGTCCGTATGCTATACGGGTCTCGCCAGATACTCGCCGAGATAATCGTGATATCTGCGAATAAGCCACCCCACCTCTGTTATGAGTGGCTGGCAACCAGTGTCAACAACGGTATCGGCCATTTATTACGGCGCATCGACCAGGTTGTTCATCATAAAAACTCGTTTGCGAAATGCGTTAAAGACATGCGTCCTATGGAAAAAGAATACGATGGCATACCGATTGAAATACAAGACAAGCAAGCGCCGACGTTCATCCCGCAAGGGCATGAAGTCAACGAAGGTTCCCCGAAAGCGGACACCTGCAGTTGATAGGGTCGTGACCCGTAATTTCAAGTTCATAGCCAGGACGGACCAGACTCCGACCAATGCACAGGATTGCCTCCTTGCTAATGCGAAAGACGTGTTTATTTCGGATAGCATCGCTTTCCGCTTGTCTAATATCCCTGGCATTACAAATCACAAGGCGATATACAGCCACTTTCGCTTTGATAAAATAACTGTGCGCTTCATGCCTATGACGGTAACGATGGTTGTCGATGACACCGACACGGGAACGTCTGCCTCTGGCATTTCGAAGTCTGTCCCCCGTTTCTATATCGGACGTGTGTGGGGAAACGAGCAAGTCAGCGACGTAGCAGGTTGGGAGAATGAGAACAGCGCACTCATAGATTGTAGCAAGCATTGTAAAATGACTCGTGGCCTTACGATTAAGTGGGTTCCAAACACACTCACGCCAGTGCAAACAACAAGGGCCTCGCAGAGTACCCAGGTGTTTCCCGCCACGACTGGCTGGAAGACAGAACGGAAGAAGTGGTATAGTCTGAAGGACGATAACATTCTATTTTACGGTTTGAAATGGGCTATTAGTTCTACGTCAAGCGACCAGAACGAATTTCTATACAAGGTCCTTGTGACTGCTAAAATCTCATTCAAAGGTTTGGTCGATTCGAACTATACTCAATCGGCTGGCGGTGGAACCGTTCTCATCCCGATCACGGGACAAACCTAATTTTATCTGGCCAGAAAAAACAAAGATAATTATCTTGTAATCAGTCGGCGGCCTCAGCCGTCCGACCGCAAGCCGCAAGCAAGCCCTCCCGGGTAGGGAGGGCGGCGCGCGCAGCCTTCCGTGATGGAAGGCCTTTTTTTTTTGCCCTTTTTCATAGCGGGGTGTAGTATTACCCCCGCGACTTTTTTACGCGAGTTTTTAGCATTTTATCAGTAGGCGGAGTGTGTCGCCAGGGTGGTAGGTTCCACCCGGCGAACACAC